AATTTATGAAGATAGAAGTGATCCAAATTATTTTTCTAAGGCAAAGGTTTCGTTGATTATAGTTTGTTCATCCTGTAAGGAGTGGAGTAATGAGGAACGTAGAACTACATCTTTCAAGAATATTCTCCGTCCAATCTATAAACGTTTGTTGGAAGTATTATATGAAGATTCCCGGTTCGACTGCGACTGTGACGAGAAAGTGAAACATAGTTATTCAGAGAATTATTCGTATGGTAGATACGGAGCCTATACAGATTCCGGTAAGGCTGTGAGCGAGCCCATAGATGCCATAAACATACGCTCAATGGAAATAAAAATTAATAATCTTAATTGTAGAAGAAAATGAGAAAGATTAGAACATGTAAAGGTGGCCGGATGAATACAGGTAGTTCCGCATGTAAAATCGACTGGAAGAAAGTCAAAGGTGCTATAATGGCAGAACATGGCGTGAAACTTCCTGCCGATCTTACAAGTGAGAAGTTACTTGAATTATGCCATGCTGACCGCCCGGATCGTATTTATCCTATTTTCCCATTCTTGGAATATGCTTCGAATGGAGGTGATCCACAGGTAAATGCGACTGGTTATGGTGCAAGTGAGTACAATGGGCTTAATGCTCTTACAGATACCTTTACTTTGAAGAGTTTCGACGAAGTTTTGAATGCTCAACTTTTGAAGTGTGCTAACAAGGGGTGGGACGTATATTTTTGGAATCAAGATAACACATTGATTGGCTTTAATGATGGTACAGATGTGTTGGCTGGCATTTCAATGTCTTCAGTTTATCCGACTGTAACCCGTTTCCCGACAAGTGGTGCAAAATCAACTATGACTGTAAGTTTTGCTCATGAGGATGCAGAAGAAAGCCTGTTGAATTTTGATTATGTGCAGTTAGATTTCAATCCTAAAAATTTCTTGATGGGCTTGGTTGATGTCGTTCTTGAAAAGACAGAAGCGGAAAATGCCTACAAGATTATCGAGAAGATTGGTGGCTACGATCGTACAGAAGAATTCGGAAGCCTCATCGCTGATAGTGCTGCCGAGGTTATGAATAATACAACTTCTGCTTCTTATGCTGATGGTGTAATAACCATTGTTCCAAAGGCTGGGGTTGTTCCATCTTTGAAAGCTCCTTCTGTGTTGTTTGAAAAGGGAATTAAAGGTATTGAGCAAGTAGCATGAAAACAGATGGCGTAACGTTCGTTGATTCCGTTGTTAAGGATATGACGAAGGAAGAATTTATTGAGGCTCATATCAATGTAGTATGGCTGAACTTGAAAGAAGATAAGCGTAGAAAGAAGCTTTCTGATGTGTATGATACCATGACTAAATAACCAACGGGCTGGGGTGTAAAATGCAGCCCGGCCCGTTTTATTATTCATTATATGGCAGATTTCGATAAGGTTTATGACGTGATTCATTCCATTGCTTCCGGGTTTAAAGAAGAGTGTGTCAAATGTATGGAGGAAAATAAGAATGTGCTTATTGACTGCATACAGGAACAGCTATATAGTGGTTTGGATGGTACCGAACATTTATTGAATCCTACTTATGACAACGACACTTATTTCAATGAACCCGGTCCCTGGCAAAATCAAGCAGAACGGTATAAGTCTTGGAAAGAGAAGATAACTCCACCTCTTAGAGGTGAGATGCTCTATTTGCCACCGCGTCCGGTCGAGGTACCTAACCTTTTTATTATCGGTACTTTTTATGATAGCATTTTTGCGCAGAAGATAGATTCCGGATTACGTTTTGAAACAAAAGGTTTTAAAGAGGGGCCATCTATTGAAAGAAAGTATGGTGAACAGGTTCTTGGCGTTGGAGATACTGCAAAGGAGTATTTCAATATCATGTATCTCCGTCCATGGTTAGAGCGTTTCTTTTCTGAATGTGGGTATCGGTAGGCTATGGCTTGTGGATGTGAAATAAAGAAAATACAAAGTGAACTGGATCGTATCAGTGAACTTGCAAAGAAAGCGGCCATCTTGGACGGCTGTATGTATGTCGTCTATCAAAAGGAGGATGGTACCTATGCTTTTGATAAGGCTGAAAATGAGATTAAAGGAAAGATTATCGAATATAGACATTACCTATAAATCGTTATTATGGCAGAATTAGTAATAGAAGGACTTGTTAAGGATGGTGAGATTCAAACATTAGTTGAACTGGACAACACTATTGAGCGTGTAAGGGCAACGTATGCCAATGCAGCTAAAGATCTTGCAAAAGGGTTAAAGATAAATGTGGATGGAATTGCCGATCTTGAAAAGTTAGGCTCTATATATACTACTCAATCAAAAAATGCGAGTTCCGCTTCTAATGAATTGACCGAAGCTCTTAGAAAACAGTCGGAAATATCCCAGACTGTGACAAAACGTATAGAGGAAAAACTGAATGCAGAAAAGCTTTCCACGGCTGAAATCAAGAAGCTTACTAAGGCAAGCGCTGATAATGCTGCTTCTTTAGAAAAAAGTGCTAAAGCAGAGGCTAATTTAACCAAAGCTCAAAACGCAGGCAATAGTACTCGCAAGAAAACTGTATTGACCGAGGAAGAACGGTTAAAGCTCATCCGGACAGCTATCACTCTCACTAATCAGGAAGTACATAGTAAGGCGCAAGCAAAAGAAATGAATAAACAGCTTCAAAAGGCTGTAGATGTATTGAAAGATACTGATGAGAACTATATCCGGACTCTTGCACGCCTTAACTCCACAATAGGTATTAATACCGATTATGTGAAACGTAACTCCGACCGATATACACAACAGAAGATGACAGTAGGTGCATATCGGGAAGAAATCAAAGCTGCTATCATTGAATTAGAGAATGGCAATAGATCTATGAAAAACATGGGTATTATTGCTCGAAATTCCGGTTTGATGCTTCAACAGCACATGGGTAAAGGCTTGAGCCAAGTCGGCATGGGGTTAAAAGGCATAGCTGCTGGATATATTGGTGCACAAGCTGTTGTTACAGGTGTTGTTGCTTTATTCACCAAATTACGTGAAGGGGTTGGGGATATCGTTAAGTTTGAATATGCCAATAGCCGTCTTGCAGCTATATTAGGTACTACTTCAAATAAAATAAAAGAATTAACTTCTGATGCTCAACGTTTGGGAGCTACTACTAAATATACTGCTTCGGAAGCTACTGAATTACAAATAGAGTTAGCAAAATTAGGATTTACAAGAAAAGAAATTTTAGAATCAACAGAAGCTGTACTCAAATTTGCTCAAGCGACTGGTGCTGAATTATCAGATGCTGCAGCTTTATCAGGTGCAGCTTTGAGAATGTTTAATGCAGATACTAAAGAAACTGAACGCTATGTTTCTGCTATGGCAGTTGCAACCTCGAAAAGTGCTTTATCTTTTTCATATCTTGCTACTGCATTACCTATCGTAGGCCCGGTTGCTAAGGCTTTCAATTTTACCATAGAAGATACTTTGGCATTAGTCGGAAAGCTTGCAGATTCTGGCTTTGATGCTTCTATGTCTGCTACCGCTACACGTAATATTCTATTAAATTTAGCTGATACTAATGGTGTACTTGCAAAATCACTGGGAGGTCCTGTAAAGACATTGCCTGAATTGGTTATTGGTTTACAGAAGTTGAAAGAGCAGGGAGTAGATTTGAATACTACTCTTGAAATGACGGATAAACGGAGTGTAGCAGCTTTCAACGCTTTCCTTACTGCCGCTGATAAGATTGTTCCGTTACGTGATCAAATAACTGGTGTAGATGGAGAGCTTGCAAATATGGCACACACAATGGGAGATAATGTTCAGGGAGCTTTGGCTAATCTTTCGTCTGCATGGGAAGCATTCATGCTCTCATTTTCTGAATCAACAGGTCCTGCAAAAGAGTTTCTTAATTGGATGGCTGATAAGATTAGAAGCATAGCTAATGATTTAAAATCTCCCGAAGATAAAATAACTCAAATAGAAACAAACTTTAGAGGACTTGCACAAAAGGATGCAAATAATAAAATATTGGAAGCTGAAAAAGAGTTTCAAAGTGAGTATAAGAGACTTCTTGATGCAGGTGATTCAGAGGAAGAAGCATATACCAAGGCTGTTATTCAAATGAAGAATAAACGAATTGAAGTGACAGCTCAAGAACGTAAGGCTTTAGAAAGAATGAAAACTGGTGCCCTGTACTCTACATCAGAATTTGAAAATATGTCATGGTTTAAAAATGCAGGTGCTAAGATGTTTGGAGTATATACAAAA